CTTTAGAAATACACCTTAAAATCAAAACCCAATCAAGAAATCAATAGTTTACTGAAAATATAAATATAAATACAAATGATTCCTATTTAACTTTTGCCTGTTATCTATGGATTACTTTAACCCTACTTAATGTATACTACAGATAACATGGTAATGATAAGTATTCCTATTGGAAGACCCCCCCCAACCTAAATGATAATGATTCGTATTTCCGCCCTATCCCATACATCCAAAATGTACTAAATTCAATCTATATAAGTAACCTCTAATATATACTAAAGAACTACTAAAGAACTACTAAAGAAAAAGAATAACTTCTTGAATATAATATATAACTAAAATTAACTAAAATAACACTTGACATTTAGTTAAAAATGTGCTATAATAAGAAGTATATATAGAGTTCTTCTTAAGACTTAATATACAACCATTATTACCTTCCCTATTATACCTCCACTAAAACCTTCCCTCTTATACCTCCATTATTACCTCTCTTCTATACCCTTCTTTAGAAGAGCTAATTAAGACTTCCTTGGAGGATACTTCGGGGATATAGTACCTAATACTAATAGGTTTATGTCTACTAAAAGGCAAAGACAATGGCAAAAGAAAGTAAAGATCTAACAGTTGATGATATGGCTCTTCAAACAGCTAAGACTAGGAAAGTTACAATTAAGAAAGTAACTGGAATACCTAGTATGGCTACAACTGAAGAAGAGGTTCAGAAATCTAATAGAAATGGACATAGGAAGAAATATAATCCAACTAGTGATGATTTTAAGAAAGTAGAGTGTATGTCTGATATGGGCATAGATAGGAACTCTATAGCCAAGATAATGGGAATAAGTGGTCGTACACTTACAAAATATTTTAAGAAGGAACTGGAACTCTCAAGTGAGAAGAGAAATGCAAGAGTAGCTGGAATAGCCTATGAGATGGCAATGTCAGGAGACTCACCCAGTATGACAACATTCTGGCTTAAGACGAGAGCAGGATGGACACCTAAGAATCATTTAGTAGTAGAAGATAAGAACTACGATATCAGTTGGTCAGATGATGCACCTGATATAAGTGATCATTCACAGGAGAAGAATCCAGATCGTGAAGTAGTACATTAAAGCTATAGCCTTTTAAAGCTATAGCCTTTTAAAGCTATTTAGGGGAAATTATGGCAGGGAGAAGGAAGAAGATAACGATACCCTATACACCTAGGGTACTCCAGAAGGAGATGCATGAGGGACTTGATAGATTTAATGTAGTAGTCTGTCATCGGAGATTTGGTAAGACAGTATTCTCGATTAATCATATGATCAAGGAAGCTGTTAAAGATTTAGGTAAAGGAAAGAAGAATCCCAGATATGCCTATTTAGCACCACTCTTCCGTCAAGCTAAAAGTGTAGCATGGGATATGTTGAAGGAATACACCCAGAACTTCCCAGATGTAAAATATAATGAAAGTGAATTACGTGCAGATTTCCTAGGAGCACGTATCCAACTATACGGAGCAGATAACCCAGATACATTACGTGGACTTTATTTGGATGGTGTAATCTTAGATGAGTATGCCCAAATGAATCCCAAGATGTTCAGTGAGGTCATTAGACCTGCTCTTTCTGATAGAAAAGGTTGGGCTATATTCATAGGGACTCCTAAAGGTAAAAATAATTTTTATGATATCTACCATTCAGCTCCTACAAAGAAGAAATGGAAGACATTTATATATAAAGCCAGTCAGACAGGTATTCTTGATGATGAAGAACTTGAGATGGCTAGGCAGGATATGGCAGAAGCTGAATATGAGCAGGAGTATGAATGTTCATGGTCAGCAGCACTCCAAGGTGCATATTATGCAAAAGAGATAGAGAAAGCCTATGAAGAAGAAAGAATTACTAAAGTACCCTATGAACCTACTAAACAAGTTGAAACTTGGTGGGATATTGGAGTCAGTGATAGTACGTCTATCTGGTTTGCACAAAGGATTGGTCAAGCTATTCACATCATAGATTACTATGAAAACAATGGGGAAGGTCTTCCTCATTATATTGATATTCTAAATCAACGTGGTTATAGGTATGGTGCTCATATCGCTCCACATGATATCGAAGTCAGAGAATTCAGTACAGGAAAGAGTAGAAAAGATCTTGCCTACTCCCTCGGAATCAACTTCCAAGTTGCTCCACGTTTAAGTGTGATGGATGGTATAGATCAAGTAAGGGGTATGATTCCCAAATGTTGGTGGGATGAAGGTAAATGTCAGAAAGGCATAGAAGCACTTCTCCAATATAGATCATCATATGATCAGAAGAAGAAAATATGGTCAAGTAAACCATTACATGATTGGACATCCCATGCAAGTGATGCATTCAGATATGGAGCAATTACGGAACCAATATATCAAGGAAATGATGGTATTTGGAATAAACCACTAAATTATGATTATAAATGGGTAGTATAAAAACATATGGCTAAAATGAAGAAAAGAGAACTTGCAGAACTCATATCAGATGAAGTCACAGCTGCCCTAGGAGAATCATCCTCTACACTCTCTAGCAATCGTTCTGATGCCCTCTCACGCTACTTGGGGGAGGAGTATGGTAATGAGGTAGAAGGTCGCTCACAGGTCGTTACAAGGGACGTAGCAGACGTTATTGAGTGGATCATGCCCAGTCTGATGAAAGTATTCACATCAGGTGATCGGGTAGTAAGATTTGAACCACAGGGACAGGAAGATGTAGACATGGCAAATCAGGCAACTGATTATGTTAACCATGTAATGATGAAGGATAATGATGGTTTCCAGATAATCTATAATTGGTTCAAAGATGCACTACTTCTTAAAAATGGTATAGTCAAACACTATTGGGATGATACTACAGAAGAGACTAGAGAAGAATACCAGAACCTAACTGAAGAAGAATTTACTGCTCTCCTGATAGATGAAGATATTGAAGTAATAGAGCATACTTCAGTAGGAGAGGAAGAATTATATACAGATGATGCTCTAACATTACCTACAATCACACATGATGTAGTAGTAAAAAGAACAACTCCTTCAGGTAAAGTACGAATAGAGAATGTACCACCTGAAGAATTCCTAATTAATAGATATGCCACATCCATTGAAGATGCAAGATTTGTTGCCCATAGAGTAAAGAGAACTAAAAGTGAACTTCTCCAGATGGGTTATAGGAAAGCCCAGATAGAAAGAATCCTAAGTGAAGAAAATGCTGAATATTCTAGTGAAAGATTAGCTAGATTTATTAACGAAGATATAGATGGTCTGAACATAGGAATAGATGAAGGTATTTGGGTAATTGAGGCTTACATTAAAGTAGATTGGGATAACGATGGCATAGCTGAACTAAGAAAAATAACGAAGGCTGGAAGCGAGATCCTAGACAATGAAGAAGTGGATAGTGTTCCCTTCTCCTCCCTGACACCTATTCCAGTTCCTCATAAGTTCTATGGACTGTCTGTTTATGATCTTGTTTCCGACCTTCAACTTGTTAAGACTACGTTGATGAGAAACCTGTTAGATAATATGTATCTAACGAATAATGGTAGATACGCTGTAGTCGAAGGTCAGGCTAATCTGGATGACCTAATGACCTCCAGACCCGGGGGTATTGTACGTGTACGTGATCCAAATGCGATTACTCCCCTAACTACTCCTCAATTAGATGCCAATACATTTAATATGCTAGGATACTTAGATGAACTCCGAGAAGAAAGAACAGGAGTGAATAAGAATGGTATGGGATTAAATGATAATGCATTGAAGAGTCACCAAACAGCCACAGGTATAAGTCAAGTAATGACTGCTGCCCAACAGAAAGTAGAACTAATAGCTAGAATATTTGCTGAGACAGGAATGAAAGCACTATCTACTGCTGTTTATGGTCTAGTACAGAAATACGAAGACAGGGGAAGAATAGTCCGTCTACGTAATGAATTCGTGAATCTCTATCCAAGTGAATGGAAAGAGAAGATGGATTGTACAGCCCAAGTAGGATTAGGTTTCGGTAACAAAGATATGAACCTAATGCATTTGAATCAACTAAGTCAAATGCTACAAATGATAGCACAACATCCTGCTGCTGGAATGATGATTGAACCTAAGAATGTCTATAATCTAGTAGCAGAGACTATACGTAATATGGGTATGAAGAATGTAGAAGACTTCATTAAAGATCCCGGAGATCAACCTGTACCTCCTCCTAAACCTAATCCAGAAGCACAGGCTAAGCAGATGGAAGCTCAGATTAAGATGGAAGAGATGAAGATCAAGATGCAGAAGATGCAGACTGAGGCTAAACTCAAGGCTGCTGAGATTCAAGTAGAGACACAGATTAAACAACAGGAACTTGAACTTAAAGCAGCTGAGGCTGATATTGAGATGCAGATTAAAGCAGAGGAACTACGTATTAAAAAGGCTGAATTGTCTTTAAAACAACAGGAATTGATTCTTGAGAGAGAACAACAGAGACCTGTAGCAATAGGAGAAACTTAATGGGAAGAAAGGGAGAGGAGTTAAGAAAGGCTGAAGAGGCAGAGAGATTTACATCAGATCCTCTATATAAAGAGGCATTTGAAACAACAAGGGAACATCTTGTAGAGCAGTTATTCAATACTCCAATTAGAGATGAAGAAGGAAGGGACTATATTTACATCACGATCAAAACACTTGATCTTTTAGATGGACATATTAAGTCAATAATTACCACTGGTAAACTGGCAAATAAAGAACTTAAATAAGGGAGAAACTTATGGAATCCGAAGCGATCAACCAAGAAGTAGAAGTACCTGCGGTGCATAATGCAAAAGATGCAGGAGAAGCTATCCTCAATATGTGGGAGTCTAAAGACCAACCCGAAGTAGAGGAAACTGAGACTGAAGAAACGGAGGTTTCTAAAGTTGAAGACGTAATCGAAGAAGATTACGAATCAGATGATGTGGAGTATCCAGAGGAACCCGATGAGACTTTCTACAATGTTAAAATTGATGGAGAGGAACTAGAGGTCAACCTAGAAGAACTTCAACAAGGTTATCAACGTCAGGCTGATTATACTCGAAAAGCTCAGAAACTTGCTGAACAACGAAAAGAAGTTGAAGGTCTTTCCCAAGAGAAAGTCCAGATACAGCAAGAGAGAGCACAATACGCTGAAGCATTGCAGTTACTAGCAAATCAACAGCAAGATGGACTTAAGGAATTCCAGGATGTAGATTGGAAGCAACTTAAGGAAGATGATCCTTACGAATACATGATGAAACGAGATGAGTTCAGAGAAGCTCAGGATCGTGTTAAGATTACTCAAGAGGAACAACAGAGAACTTATCAACAGCAGATGGCTGATTATCAGTCACAATATTCACAGCATTTAGAAGTAGAGCAAAATAAACTTATCAACGAATTACCTGAGTGGGGAGATAAAGACTCCAATATCAAGATTCGAATAAGGGATTATGCCATAGGGAATGGTTTCAGTGAACAAGAGGTAGATATGCTTGCCGATCACAGAAGTATCCTGATTCTAAAGAAAGCTATGGAATATGATAAATTAACTAAGAAAGTTAATCCAAAAAAGAAAGCTGCTAAGAAAGTACCTAAAGTCCAGAAAGCAGGTCGTGGAAGACCCAAGGCTGATGATAATATAACTGCCATGAAGAAGAAGCGTACAAGGTTGCAGAAGAGTGGTAATGTAAAGGATGCCGCTTCTGCACTAGAAGACTTCATATAACTTAAAGGAAAACTAAAATGGCTGGAACTAACTATACTAGCAAAGCAGGTGGTAATAATGCTACTGCTGATGCTACTACTTATACTACTTATGATGACTACGCAATTCATGAGGAACTGAGTGATATTATTTATGATATCTCACCAACAGACACTCCCTTTCTATCTGCTATCGGTAAAGGAAGTGTAGGTAATACTGTCTTCGATTGGCAGACTGATCAACTTGCAGATGCAGCAGCTAACCGTAAGGTTGAAGGTGCTACAATCGCTGATGCTTCTCAGTCTACTACTCGTAGATTGACTAACTATACTCAGATCAGTTCTAAGACTGTGAAGACTACTGCTACTACTGAAGCAGTAGGAACAGCAGGAAGAAAATCTGAACTTGCATATCAACTTGCTAAGGCAGGTAAAGAGATCAAACGTGATATGGAATCAATGTTCCTTTCCGATGCAATCGCATCAGCAGGAACAGCTTCCACTGCACGTTCAACTAGAGGTTTCGTACATTTCGTAGCTGAAGGTTTGGATGCTAATCATATCATCAATTGTGATAACAATGCAACTACTTGGGCAACTGCTGGTAATCTAACTGATGCAGATACCTTTGATCGTGATCGTGGATCCAATACATATGAAATGTCATCGGGTTCTGGTACTGCTGTTCAGTTCGTAGAGGCTGATCTTCTAGAACTTATGCAGGATGTATGGACTTCTGGTGGTGAACCTTCTAAGTTGTATATGGGAGCTACTGCTAAGAATACATTCTCAACAGCAGGTAATTTCGATGGTCGTGCTTCATCTACTTATGCTATTAATCAGGATGCATCTGATAAAAGTGTATATAATGTAGTTGATGTTTACGTAAGTGACTTCGGAACTGTAACTGCTGAGATTGATCGTTTCTGTACTACTACAGCAGCCTATCTCGCTGATCCATCAACTTGGTCTGTAGAGTATCTACGTCCATTCCAGACTAAGGATCTTCCATCAAGTGCTGATGGTGATTCTAAGTATATGATCGCAGAGTATGGTCTGAAGTGTACTACTCCAGAAGCTAACGGTGCAATGATTAATATTGCCTAAAGGAAAACCCCCTCTTCGGAGGGGGTATTTTTAATATGACAGATCTTAAACACACAACAGATCCTAAAACAATATTTCATAGTAATTCAGATAATACATTTACTATAGAAAGAAAACAAAATTACGATGATATTATTGAAGCTAATAAAAAAGCATACAATAGTGTCTCAACAAAAGCTACTCAAAATCTTAATGAAAAAAGAAGACATGTAGCTGCTATTCCAGTAGTTGTTGTAGAACAGTTAATGAAACAAGGTATATGGAATAATCAAGACAGGATGAAGCAATGGCTAAATGATCCTGATAATAAATACATGAGAACTCATCCGGGCAAAGTCTAAATGGCAACTGATTTAAGAGGCAACTGATTTAATGGCACTTAAT